TCCTCCATCCATGCCTTAATTTCATAATCAAAAATAAAACGCTTTGATAGAGATGGCACGTTTATCCAGAACTCATTCTCTGCCTTGTGGTTGACAACATTAACCTCATCAGGGTCAGCAACAGCTTTTAATAATGGATTAATTCTATCCCTTATGTTGTCACTCAACTTACGAGTCTTCAAACCCTGAACAATCAATTCCATCTTGACGGAATTTAACCCTTCTCTTTCAACAATGTAATTATCAAGCCCTACTTCGTCCATCCCCCTGTGGCTCATTACCCCTGTATTAAATATCTGCTTGTCAATTGCTATATCGTTAAACGTAGCAGGGACGCTGTAAGTAACAATATGATTCTGTAAACCAATGATTAAAGAACTTGTCTGCCCTAATCTTGCTAAACCAGTAATAGTATCACCACGAGCCAATACAGCAGAAAGATCAATATTCACATAATCAGAAGGAGTAGACCAATCATCTTCGTTGTCAACAGCAGAACCAGAAAACCTCGTGCTTTCCTCCGCAACTCCAGAAACCCAAACCCGGTTGTTTAAGGCATAGACATATTTACCCTTCGGTGGGTTGTCTGCAAGATCAACCGCATACCAACCAGTATGTGCTGTCGGAGGTGCAGCCCCATCATTTAAAGATACCGCTTCCGTATAGTTAACCCCTATTGCTAGAGGTGTAGCTGTTTGCAATTTAAGAGAACCAGAAACAGTATGATGATAAACATTATAATGAGTAGCCCCCGGTAAAGTAACAGGACTTGTGACTGTTAAGACATGACCATACGAACCTGTATGAGAAGTAGGCGGTGCATCTCCATCATTCAAACTTCCAGTTGTTTCAGTATAATTAGTTCCTATAGCTATTGGACTTACATTCTGTAACTTTAAAGCACCTGACGCTGTATGATGATACACATTATAATGAGTAGCCCCTGTACTAGCCGCTGGGGATGTAACGGTTAACACATCGTTTCCCCCAATAGACTGTGTTTTTTCGCCACCACTAAAAGCAACAGTTGGTGCTGAAGTATACCCAGAACCACCAGACCCGATAGTAACAGAAGTTACCTGACCACCTGTAAGAACTGCTGTACCTGTGGCACTAGACCCACCGCCACCACTAAAAGTAACAGTAGGAGCAGTTGAATAACTATCACCACTTGCTGTAATGGTAACGGAAGTCACAGCATCCCCTGTAATAACTGCTGTGCCAGCGGCACCAAAAGCAGTAGGAGTGCTTTCACCGTTGCCAGTAATATATGTTGTAGATACATAATAGGTTCTTGATAATTTTGATCCATCAGTTGTGACACCAGTTGTCGGGATAGCAGGTATTGGCACATAACTAATACCAATAGCTTGGGTTGCTTCCTGACTCGCCACCGATTCCCCATATGCAGTTACATAGGTAACTGCTACATAATAAGTTCTCGCAGCTTTTATCCCTGAAGCTGAAGTGCCAGTAGTAGGAGTAAACGGTTTAGGGGTGTACCCATACTTAAACGGATTGTCCGTACCGTTTGACAAAATCATCTTGTTGTTGAACATCGTCCAGTTCAACTTCTTGTTTAATGTCAGCCCAGCCTTTACAACAGTATCAAAAGCACCTGTTGACGGAGTGTATCTAAGTAATCTTGTGTCAGCCTGTGCTAGAATTTCATATGAATCTGGGTAGTTACCATCGTAAACCATCAACCCTGTTACATCTGGCCCCGCACGAAACAAATCGAATATAATATCCTGTGCGTCCTGCACCCAACCAGAATCTGCCGTGTTTGATTTGAATGCATTACTACCATGAGTAGGAGAAGAACTGTCAGTACCCACTATGATATAGTTGCCTGAATTGCCACCCCTGTAATCAAGAACAAAACATACATCACCTGCGGAAACCGCATAAGGTTCTTCAAATGTAAACTCAACAAAAGCAAAAGAAGTTGTCAGGTCAGCCGAATCAAGTTCCAAGGAAGTTTTTAATATCTCACCAGTTGGTACACCAGTAGAACCGACAGTACCTGTACTCGCATATATCTTCGCCCTCATAAGCCCTGTTGGTGAGCCAGACTTTTTTAACCAAAATTTAACGCTCTGGATAGACTCGTCAGAAGACAAGGTTACGGCAAAGCCAACATCCTCGTTGTTAGACGAATACATGCTGACCGTACCGCTTTGGTTACTAGAAGCATAAGTATCAACGCTGTTTCCTGCAGCATGATGGATGGCGACATCATTGAAGAAGACTCGTCCCCTTCTCTTCGATACTTCGCCATTTAATGCAACCCGGCTATTTTGTAGTTCAGTGGCATAGTTGGGGGATATGTTTCCTTCACCAACTGCGACATCGAACAGCCCCTTGTTATTCGATTCAAATATTTTTTGTCTTAGTGCCATTATCTAGCCAAAGAATAATTACGTCTGGTTAATGGTCTGAATCTTACAGCACCCCTGTTCTGTGCTTGCAACTTCTGCAACAATGAATTAGCTAACTGCATCTCTCTATCACGCTTTGCAAAATCCTGATCGTATTCTGCATACTTAGCTTTTACCATATGTCTTATAACTACTTCTTGGAATGGAGTTGTATCAGAATCAGCACTCAAATCTGACAGCTTCCGTGTGTACCAATAGGTCATCACCATTCCGTTTTCATCAGCAGTAGGAATAGGATCAACTTTTATCTGGTCTACCTGAGAAGCATTCTTACCAAACGGTATCCACACAAGCGGTCTGCCTGTATCTCCCTGTATTACTTCTTCCTGAAAAGCCTGATTAGATGTAGCCATGTGAACGAATACATCTTCCGCATCTATATAAAATCTATCACCAACAATCCTGTTTACATCCGCATCCGTAGCCAAAAGATATTCTCTGGTATCAGTAGCCAACGTAACAGTCCCCTCGGATTTCAATATATCCCACTTGGCTAATATATTAAGTTCCTCGATAGCCTCGTTGATGTAATCAAGGATACGAACCTTGACATCGCTAACAAGACTTGACCCAGAATCAAGACCCAAGTCACGCAGTATAGGATTTCTTATTGTTAACAGAGACACTATTTATTCTCCCAGTTCTTTTTTTAACGCCTTGAGAACCTCTTCTCCTTTTTTAATAAAGGATTCGATTTCCTCTTTGTTCTTCAATTTTTCAACTTGCTTCTTTAACTCTTCAGTAGGTTGTTCTTTTTCTTCGTCCTTCGGTTCCAGCTTATAAGGAGCAGAAGGTTTTAAAGATTCTTTTGAAATACCGTATGTTGTAAAAATTCCCATATCAATAGTTTTGGTTACAGATTCTAAATTCTGGATGATCGGTGAAGAAACGCTTAACTGCTTTCTTAAAAGCTTTCTTGTCATCACTTAGTATGTCTTTATATCTTGGTTGCATTAGAAATATAGAAGGAATACTCCCAACCTTTCTCATACTACGCTGATTTGTAAAGCCATTATCAGTGACTACCCTCTCTGCTTTTACTTCCTCGCCAGTATCATCCAATCTTTGGATATGCTGAATAGTTGTTTCAGCCTTCTTAAAGCGATTGCCTTCTTCATGCAACAAACGTGTAGCTATATCGCTTGTGTAACCATCCTTGTCAGGAATATCCTGTGTTTTCTTTTTATTTTTTTTCATAAAGTAAGCAAGGGGGGTTGCCCCCCCAAGCCCATTTAAAGATTAAAACGATCAGACATTTAATTCTTCAATAATACCTGAAGCTTTTTCTTCGTAAGAAACTACTGTCCACTCAGCTTCAACCATGCCTGCTCGTGAAGAACCAAGCTTGGCAATCGGGGTATGTTTAACTGGACGTAGCATTGCTATGCCCCACATATCCTTCTGCAACTGTGCGAGCTTGTCAGTAATCATGTGACGGTCAAGAATGACTCGCTGTAGTCCAAAATCACTCTCGTAAACATCAACGCTATACACAAGCTTCTTAGCAGAAGCTTCTATATTTCGTTGACTAGATGCAGAAAATCCAGAAATTGCACGTTTCTGCGTACCGTGTACATAAGTAGTGTCAGGATTCCCACCGTTAACAAAGATAGCCTGCAAGCTATCATTATAAATGTCTTCGGTTAAATCACGACCACCGCCTGCCGTAGACAGATTAGTGGTAGTCCAAGGAATTACTCCCTTAGAACCTCTCGCACCTCCTGCCGAACCTGCATCTGAAGCACCATTAACAACATCGACTTCCATTGCCAATGCAAGGATTTTTAAAGCACGAGCAAGTTGGTACTCATACTCGCCGCCTTTAATCCCAGCTTTGTCAACAGCGTCAATTGTATCTGACACTTCAAACACTTCACGATTAATCTGAGTATAATTACTCAATCGTGTTCGTGCAGTAGCAACATTAGCACTGTTACTGAATGCCGCTCCTTCAGCCACTCTTGATGCATTTGCGGTTCCAAGAGTATCAGTAAGCCATTCATGCGTTGTCGCAACAGCTTTTGATTTCTTGAAAGCACTCAACATCGGAGTCTCTGTCGGAGAGATATTCACGATTACATCCAACAAGTCCTCACGCATACTCTTGTTGGTTTCGTTGTATGTCTCAAATAGAGCCATAATAATTCTCCTGCTTAATTAAGGCCGCCAAGTATGCCCACGCTGACGCAACATGCTTGCAAAGTCTTCTACATCACCACCACGCAAATCATTAGCAGCTTGCCTAAAAGTAGACTGTTGCCGTTGGTTTGGTCGTGACTGCGGTGTGACATTGCCTGCCATTGGTGCGGCTTGTTGTCGTGGGGCAGGTTGGTTACCCATTATTTGTTGGTATTTATTTGCGTCCACCATCAGTTTACTAAGCTCGGCAGCTAATACCATGTCCTGCGGATGATTCTTGAATTGTGGCCCAATAATACTTTCCAACACTGGATATGCCTGTGTCTTCAACGTCTGGTAATATTCGCTTTTAGAATCATTTATGAAATCATAATTCTCCCTGACAAATTGATCTGACTGCGTTCTCAGGTTCTGTTGCTGATGCAGCAAATTTTGAGCCTGAGATTGTGCTTGGGCAGTTTCAGAACGCTTCATCTGCAAATCCTGACGTTTCTGCATATGTTGGGCAACTTCAGCCGCTGTGTATGTGTCCCCTTCATCCTGTAATCGTTGATCCATTTCAGTAATCTGGTTATCCACTTCAGCGACATCACCCTGCGGTGGTACATAAGAAGATTGCAGTTTCTGATAATCAGCCGCCATTTGCGTCAATTGATTAATCTGCTGCTCACGAGCCGCTATGATTGAATCTTTTTCCGCAATGACATTATCTTTGTCTGCAAGCTTCGACTGCTCTTGCTGTTTCATCTTAGTGATACGTTTGGACATACTGTCGGTAAGCTCACCCACACCCTGCGGACTTTGCTCCTGACCCCCAAGAGAGTCAACACCCCTTTTTTCGGCAATACGATCAAACTCGTCTACTGGAGCCATGTCTGACCAATCAAGCCTACTCGGAGATATTTCATCATGTAAGGGCAGAGTATGCCCCATCTCTGATGCATCATTCACAACAGTGTCCATATTTACTTCTTGTGCAGGTGCCGATTCCTGCTCGGTTTCTACGATTGTTTTTTCGTTAACAACCCTTTTTCCGTCT